CGGTAAGGAAGGCGAATGAGGCACATGAGAGAACTGGTGAACGTTATTATGTTATGCCAGCGTCAGGTACAAAGAAAGCACTCCTTGTCATGGATAGATTTAACTTTCGTCGACTAAAACACAAAGGCTATATTACCAATAAGGCTTTTGTTGCTGACCTTGAAAGAGAGTGCTTTTATGCAACACCATATAGAAATGGGACAGCAGAAATGCCAGCCTCTGTTATTGAATTGAAGAAGCAACAGTATTACTCTTGGTGCAATGGGAAGATACAACGTAAGACAAAAACAAAGTCTTGACGGCATTGCCACCCTTACCAATGACCCTTTAGCGGTAGAGAATATTCAAAAGAATGTAAATAAGAAAAGATAAACAAAAGGTGTAGGATAGTCCTACACCTTTTGTTATGAAGCTTGTAACGCTTGATGTAGTTGGTCTACTGCTTGCATATTAGCTCCTTGTTGCGCTTTTTGCATAATTTGCGGTGAAACACCTTGGGGTAACTGTCCCTGCTGTATCTGTTCTTTTTGAGATTGTAGACTTTGCAGTAAATCATCTGCAAATGGGAAGTCTCCATGTTCAAGTAGTTGTTCTACACTAATAGCTTGAGCTTGCCATAGTTGCATAAGAACATCATTAGCAAGTTGACGATATGCTGGTGTTGTTGTACTTTCAGTGATAGACAGGTCAAATTCAACATCTCTAATTTTCTTAGGGTCGTATTCTATTTGCGTACCGTTCTTACCTGCGATGTTAAACACACGTTTCCCATCATAGAACTGTTGTATATTCTTCACGTCTTTATAAGCTCCATCTATAACAAAGTAAGAGAAGCTCTCCAACATATCAAGCAATGACATTGTAGAGTTCTGAACTTGCTGATTATACATAGATGCACTTTGCCCAGAGAAGCCAGGCTTACCCTGCAAAGCCCCATTCACACCTGATATATCCTCAAAGAATTTTAGCTGTAAGTTGAGCAACTCGGTAATACCAATATTGGTAGAGTTGTTCGCTACTTGATGTGGCATTTGCCCAGTCTTAGACGGCTTAAAGATTATAACTCCGTTAAACTCCGCCCAGCTTTCCGCAATATCTTCCATGCTTACTCCATCAGGTAGACAGTCTTCTGGCATCAGCAAGACACCCTTAGCACTCGCTCGCATGATCCAATCATACAGCGTAATGAGGCGGTTAGTATACCTCTGCTGGTCTATGACATCGTTAACAAATGAATGTATCTCTCCATCTATGAAAGGATAAGCCTTGAATATATAAGGGTGACTTCCGTGTTCAAAAGGAGTTTCTCCTTCTTTAAGGATATGTCCAAATGGGGAAAGATAATAGAAGTACCAATAATCATCCATGAACCAAGTAGCTTTGATAAGCGGAACTTCTTCTGCTGGCATTCCAGATGCTTCTGCCATTTGCATACGCTGCTCATTTACCGAAACAACATTCTTGTAATAATCTTCTTCATCTATTTTATAGATGTCTCCATTAAGGTAGTCATGACAACGATAGCGTGGCTTCTGCTCCTTGCGCCAAACCTCTATAACACGACATCTTCCAGGTTCACTGGTGAAGAGGAAATCAAAATTATCAAGTCTACTATAGCCAAACTTCTCTGCGTAGCTCGCTATATATTCCTTACTATCTGCCCATTTATATATGTCCTTCAGTTTACGATAATCTTCTGGGGCTTCTGCAAACTGCTCACAGAGTTGCCCAAAGCTAATATCGTGCACTTCTCCTAAGCAACCAACGTCCCAACCGCGGAAATCACGCATATTGTTATCAATGAAGAAGTTGTTAGGTTGTACGTAATCCGTCCAGCAATCTTCCTTACCGTTACGCCATCCATAACTTTTGCGATGTACAATAAAGCCAGAGATTAGAAATTCTTCCATTGTACGTGCATATACCTCGCTCATTCTGTTGAGCTGCATATTACATTGCAGAATGGTAGACATAGTTTCTCCAAGTTTCTGCTCATCTCTATCTCGTGCTACACATGTAGGCTCTTTCGATTGCGAACGATATACACCAAGTACATTACGAACAAGTCTTCGAATAAGATTATTCTTTAGAGGAACGTTACCTTGCTGCTTGATATATTCTTCCTCTGTCATCGTTTTGCCATCGACGCAAATCTTATCGTCCCATTGGTCTCCGTAGGTGTATCTCTTGTTCCTCTGTCTATCTTTTCGGAACTGATCCATTTCATTCCAATAGTGTTGAGCCTCCATGAGCACATCAAAAGCCCTACGCCTCTCAAAATTGTTTGCACGAAAAGCAACCGTATCCATTTCTTCATCTTTCGCTTTTGAAGTAATACGGCTCATCGGTATCAACTTTTCTTTTTTATTTGTAATAGTATGCATATTTAAATCCAATTTAATAGTGTAGGCAAAGATAAACAATGCCTACACTATCAGTAGTTTAACTATTTACGTGTCTTGTTCATTTCGTTAATCATCTCTTTTTTAAGATTCGTGAGTTCTTTCTCGAGTATTATACGTTCCTCTTCGTCGTTAGCCTCTTTCAACTCTTGATAAAGAGCGTCAATATCCTTGCTGTAGTCTTCGAAGATCTCATACCGAGCAAACTCTGGAGAGTTATATAAGAAATCTATCTTGTCTGCATAATCAAAGATACCTTTGTCTGTATCATTTTCATAATGTTTTATTCTCGCCTTTAGGATATCATGTTCCTCTTTAACTCTCATATATTCGTTGTTGATCGCACGTGCCTCCGTGCGCTCGTCTCCATTTTTTAAGACTCGATTGAGGAGTAAGAAATTACGTGGGTCATATTCTCTTTCTCCAGCTATCGTCTCTGCACTTTTAGTTAGCTTGTCTATTGTACTGGAAACGCCTCCAAAATATCCATTAAGAAGATATTCTATCTGCGCAGGATTAATGTCAATAGTACCCTTAGTGTAATTATCTCCGCCAGTAGTTTCATTAAGTACTTTTGCCACATTCACGAGGTACTTATTTGCACTCTTGTATACTTTCGTCCATTCTGGCATATTCTTATTAAAAGGAGTATCTTTATAGATAGGCATACCTGTCCAGCTCTTGTTGCTATAAACCTCTGCAAATGGCTTAATCGCACTTGGAACAAAAGCTTTAACACCTCCACCACCTTCTAAGAAGTCTATTGGTAGGACTTGCGTCATCTGCCCAGCTATAGCCTTACCCAACTCTGAATCTGTAAAATGCTCTTTACCACTCATAGCACTAACCATAAGTTCTCCCATACCATAGACGGCACGATACTCTACAGGTAACGGAATAGATACCCACTGATCTCCAACTTTGAACAAGATATTGCTACGCCTTACGTATTCAGGCAGGTTCCAATAGCTATTTGCATCTTCATCATCATCTCCGTCTCCCATTCCTATACCTGCAACTAAAGCACCAAGTAAGAACATTGTTGCTGCGCCAACAAACGCTTTGATAGGATGTTTTTTAAATTGTCTACCTAAGTTTGTTGTTCCTTGTATTGCAGCATTCCAGAAAACAAACCCGCTACGTCCTATCCCAGAAATGAAAGCACTTGTATTACCAATCTTTGTCTGTCCAACTGCTTTCATAAATTTTGCACCACTACCTTTCTTGTTGAAGTTTACAGATATTTCTTTTGCATCATAGATAGAACGTTCTACTGTTCTACCCATCTCACGTGACGTAAGGTAAGCAGCAAACCGTGCGCAGTTCTCAACAGCACGATTGTACTCGTCAAGTCTTTCGCTGAGCAAATTGAATGCTTTAGCAATACTTAGCTTGCCATTAGCACGCTTCAACTCTCTACGAATATCATTCTTATGCTGCTCAATATCTCTCACATTAGCATAGCCTGTTTCGCCGCCATTCATCATAAACTGATAGAACATATGTTCCAGTTTATTATTCATATCAAGCGTTCCTTTTCTATGCTTGGCAAGAAGGACTTTTATTTGTGCAGGGTTGCAACGTGCGATATTTCTATGGAAGCGTAATGCGTAATTAGGACTTTCCTTAACCCATACTATCGTGTTTGAGTAAAGCATATCGCGAATAAAGTTAGATACTACGAAGTCTGGGTTCCTTGTAGTATAGAACGCACTTAGTTGTCTATTAACCATCTCCCCTGCTTTAAGGATTGCGCCAATAGCACCAGATGTATCATTGTCTGGGTTCGTCTGCCCATTGAGAGCTTGAGCAGCTCGTGGATTACCATTAAGGGTTAATATATATGGTCTTCCACCACGCTTAACAACGACTTGGTGTTGTCGCAAATCACGACTCTCTACAATTCTGTAAGGGATATTAACTGTATCTTTACCATGTTTATACTTATCAGGATCCTCCTCTGAAAGTTTTTTCATTCTTTCTTCAAACTCATTCAACTTTCGTTCTACATCCTCTGCAGAGTCGTTTTCCTCAAAGTTGTCAGGGAATACTGGTTTCCATTCGTCTGCCACATCATCATATTTTAACCACATGTCGCTAATGCTAACGAGGTCACTTGGATGATTGAGTACAAAGTTAAAGAAGCGCTGCTTAACAAGTTTATTTCTATTTCCCTGCGTTATAGCACTCTCAGCCATACTTTGCATATTCGCAAAAGGGTCATCAGCTTTAGAAGAACGTCCCTTGGCAACTTTAATTGGTGCATTGAAAGCACTATTCTGATGCAAAAGGTATGCGTATGCTTCCTCACTTGTTGTCTCATCAAAGCCACGAAGTGGAATATAGTATTTGTACATATCGCTTATTTTCTCATAAGTGTCCTTATCCATCATTCCACACTCATAACTCTTAGACAAAATTGCAGCGTTTACGGCATTTACCTTGTCCCACAGATTGGTAGTATCATGATTGCTCTCGTATCCTGAAACCATTGCCTCAGCATCTTCTTCTGCCTCCGTAACATTATCTTTGCCTGTCAATGCTGTAAGGCCTGCATAGTCACGATTCTCAGCTAAACCCACACGTGCACTTTTTTGAGCATCACTTAACTTTTCGTTATTAATAATGTCTTCTATCGCATGATTACGCATGACAGCATTACGTTCCAAGCCGTGCTTTGCCATCATATAATCCACAAGTTCAGCACGTTTTTGTGCATTCTTACATAGCTTAGAGACTTCTGCAAGCATTGGCTTAAATACAAGGTGTGCAAAAGCATCCGCCTCTGCTTTATTCACTGATGACAATCTATTTTCGCCTAAGTAGGCGTTTTCATATCCGTCAATATCTTCAATGTTAACATTCTTTCCCTCAGCCTTAGTAATAGCATTCATTGCCTCTTTGAGACCAAGCATGCTATCTTGCAAGGCTTCTTGTGTCTGGAACATTGCTCTATTAACACGCTGCTCGTACTTTTCTCTCGCATTTACTCGCTCTTTCTCCTTTGAATCATCTTCTCTATATAGAATCCCTCGCTCAGCTATATTAGAAGAATTAGTGTCCTGCTGATCATAGTTTCCAACCTTTAACTCATTTTGCTTTGCTATGTCTTCTGCCTCACCTAATATGCTACGATATCTACCTGGCTCTTTCATATTTTCATAGCTGCGCCATAGCAAATAACGAAGTTCGTTGTCACTTAATTCTGTAGCCGACCAGCCCTCAAAACCGATACTATGCAACATCTTTAAGAATAAACTTTTTATCTTATTCCATATTGCATAATGAACCCTCTCGAAGTCTGTTCGTTCTGCCAGTCCTGCAAGATACTCTTCTGTTGCTGTACGGAAATCCCAGTTGTTATTTGCCGCTTGACTTGTTATAATATGTCTTATTTCTGGTTCAACATTCTGATAAACGTTATCAAGGAACGTCTCAAAGTGTTCGCCAAACAATTTCCTTAGCCCATAATGCGCTACAGCCTCATGTAGCAGAGTCTTCTCTACGTCTTCTACACTTGCATGATTAGGGATAACGATGGTGATTTTTCCACTACTCTTAGAATAGAATCCTTTTGCCTTAGCTTTCTTTCCCTGTAAGCTGTTACTATCTGTAACGGTTTCAATATTATTAAGATGTAACTTGTCAGCAAGTTCACTTATACGACTTATCATGCGTTGGCGTTCCCTTTCCGCAAAAGCCCTGTGGTCTTCCTCGGTACGGTTGCTCTTACCAAGCATCTTTGCAACTGGGTCATTAATAAAGCTTAGCTCGTTGTCAGAGAAAGAACCTTGTCCAGAACGCATAAGAGTTTCCTCATCTTCTGAAACTTCTGAAAGTGAAGAGACCGCTTCAACGTGTTTATCCATCTCGGCATACTTCTTCTCCTTTTCTTCCATTTCTTTCTTCATCGCTTCTGTGTACTCTACAAATTTTGCCTTAGCATCTTCAAGTTCACTCTCGAATTCGAAAGGTTTACCTTCTCTTGAAAGGATATGTTCTAAGTCTGAGCTGTAGTGTGCAATATTTTGTTTTGCACGCTCTACTCTCTCCTTAAAATCATTGCCCGTAATAATATTATCGGTTATATCTTCTATAGCATTGCGCATCAACGCACCCTTTACAGGTACATCTTCAAGTCCAAGTTCCTTTTGAGAATAGGTCATTGTACGAGTAGACTTTGCGAAGAGATTAATACCCTGAGAAGACATTTCTTTAGAAACCTCGGTATGAACAGCAAAGGTAAGTCCATCAATATCAACGTTAATGGTGCTGCCATGAGTAGCATTGGTTCCATTCTTAACCTTTTCGCTTTCTTCTTTAACCTTCTTGTTATGCTCTTTGAAGAAGTCCTCCATTCCTGCCACACTATCATACTTATGTTTACCAACAATGATAGCTTTAAATTTGCCATCAGGGTAGGTATTATTCACAAGTGAAAGGTTCTTCTCGTTCTCTTCCTTTTGAAGCTGAGCTTTTTTGATAAGTCCATTAAGACGTGGCTTAGCATTGTGAATATAGGTTTGGTCTGCTTCCCACTGGCGTTTGCGACTTTCGTACTTACGGACGTTCTTCTCTGCTTGGTTCTTCAACATAGCATACTCGCTTCCTGAAAGTTGTGCAACAGTATCTCCAAAAGAGTCTTCTTCCTCTTCAAGAATACGATTCTCCATACTGTTTGCCATAAGCTGTTTACCATTCATTATACTTTCAGCAATAGCACCCTTAGTCTTTAGTCTCTGATAAGCAGTAACATCTAAGCTATCTTCTACTCCGAAACGAAGC